AGCCAACCTGTCGCAAACCATTCGCAGGATGCATACAATGCTATTATATCATACTCCGGGTCCGAAAAAATAATAATGGAGTCTTTTTGGAAACATAGTTTGATTATTTTTCTCCGAACATCGTAGTATACTTGAGACATGTCCCAGTTGATCATCGATAGAAAGTACATTGGTTTCATCTCCAATAGACTTAAGAATTACCAGTACCGAAAGGGCGGGGCGCTCGGTGCATTCACGCATAAGTGCGAGAAGCCGGGGAGTCGAAAGACCAGAGCATACTTCCTGGAGCACAATGGTAGAGTAGCCATGAAGTGCCACCACTGCGGTCAGAGTATGAGCATGGGTAATTTCCTGAAGGATTTCGACCCAGCGTTGGCCAAGGAATACTTCCTGGAATTGTTCCGGGAGGGGGTGTTCGGGGATTCGCAACCAGAACCCATCGCACCAGAACCCAAGAAAGAGATCGTACAGGCTAGGTCAGACGGTCTGGTATCAGTCACCGCGCTACCGGATAATAGCAGCGTGGTGAAGTACCTGGTCAATCGCGGAATTCCACGCGATCAATTCGGACTGTTCAAGGTAGCTCCCGCTTTCAATGCATGGGCTTCAAAGATCGATCGTGCGTTTTCCAGTCGAGTCGATCGAAAAGATGTGCCCAGGCTGGTGATGGAATATCGAAGTCGAATTGGTGATGTTATTGGTTATGCATGCCGAGCCTTCGGCAAGGAGCAGCCAAAATATATCATCCTGAGGCTAGATAAGAATGTGGGGTCGGAATTTACCTATGGCATCGAGAGGGTAGATTTCGACTCTCCGATCATAGCAGTTGAGGGTCAGATTGATTCTTTGTTCCTGGAGAACTGCGTCGCTGTTGGTAGCGCTAACTATTGCTCCGACTTTGTCCTTGGTAATAAGGATAAGATGATCATTGTGCCGGATAATGACTTTCGAAGGAATTCGGCTGTCTGCAATCAACTGGGGCGGGCGATCGAGGCGGGGTGCTCGATTAGCTTCCTCCCAGATTATTATCCCAAGGACATCAATGATATAATCAAGAGTGGTGTTGCCACTGCGACAGAGCTCCGAGGGATGATATTGTCGACTAAGAAAAGTGGCCTCGAGGCCAAGCTACAACTTACACTGGAGAAAAGATGTTAGATCTATTGAATTCATATGCAAAACAGGGGTGGTTTGGGTATCGGGTGGATGGCTCTGGTATCAATCTAAACTGTGACACTTGCCTCGAGTGGTTGGAGGACGATATGTTCTACACCAATGTACTGAGAGGGCTAGAAGTGACTCCGGCTATGCCGCTGATCATTTCCCTCCGTGGCACCGACGGCAACATCGATGCGGTCAATTTCCGGATGCATCCGGTAATCTCGAAATACCAATTTGAAATTGAACATCGCGATGGGTTTACTCCTGCGTTCCATATCAGGCGGGAATACAAGGCAGCGGTGGTGAGATCGCCAGAATCAGTCACACCAGAAAAAGAAGTGAAACAAAAAAGCACCAAAAGCAAATGATCAAGACTATTGTTAAACGAAGCGGTGAAAAAGAGCCGTTCATCGCATCGAAGGCAAACGGATGGGGCGAGTGGGCTTCAAGTAAGCTCGGTGGTAATGTCGATTGGGGTTCGATTGTCATCGACGCTGTTAACAAGTGCCCCGAGGAATGTAGCTCCTCCGTGTTTCAGAAGGCATTGATTGATGTGTGTCTCAGTCGAAAGACATGGGAGCACAACAGAATGGCAGGGAGACTTTATGCTTCCCTGATCGAGAGGGAAATCCATGGTGGCTCGACACCGCATCTGAAGGAAGTTCACGCTTCTTTGGTCGCTGCGGGAATTATGGTCCCACTGAATTACACCGAGGAGGAATATTCTAAGATCGAGAAGTTCATCGATCATCGACTGAATTACACCTACCCCCACTACCAGCTCAATCAGATCAGATTCAAGTACTCCCTCCGTAACAAAGTTCAGAAGAAGGAGTATGAGTCGGCTCAGCATGTGTTCATGCGCATGGCAATGGCTCTGGCTGAGGCGGAAGTGCATGACCGTCTCACTCATGTGAAGAATTACTATGAACACTTCTCCCGGGGTCGAATCAATGTCCCAACGCCATACTATGTGAACCTCGGAACCAAGTTGCGGGGCTATGCATCTTGTTGCCTCTATACCACGGATGATAATGCCTCGTCCCTGGCCGTGGGTGATCACATTGCGTATATGATGACCTGCGCTTCTGCTGGCATTGGAACTCACATCAAGACCAGATCGATTGGTGACCCAGTCCGCGGTGGTACAATTCAACACCAAGGCAAGCTCCCATATTATCGAGCTATGGTTGGTGCGATTGGCGCCAATCTCCAGAATGGCCGAGGTGGCGCTAGCACAGTATCATACACTGCGTTTGACCCGGAAGTCGAAGTCATTCAGAAACTCCGTCACCCAACAACTCCCGCCACCAAGAGAATCGCTGGGTGCCACTATTCCTTTGGTAGCAACAAGATGTTTGCCCGGAAGGTCGCGAAGAACGAATCCTACGCCCCCTTCTCATACTATGACCAACCGGAATTGTATGAGGCTCAATATAGCAAAGATTCCTCCCTGTTCGATCAGCTCTATTCCGAGTATGAGAAAGTCGCTACTGTGCGATATAGCGCAAGGGATATTGCAATGGGTGCGCTTCAGCAGGCGTATGAGACTGGCGTGCAGTATCTGCACTTCACCGATACGATGAATAAACACACGCCGTTCAAGGATGTGATCTATTCCGGGAATCTCTGTCAGGAGATCTTCATTGCGACAAAGCCATTCCCCGGCGTGGAGGATCTGTACAAGAAAGACAGTGTCGGTGAAATTGGCCTCTGTTCCCTGGCTGGTGTGGTCGCCTCGAATATCGAGTCGGATGAGCAATATGCCAATGCAGCATACTACTGTCTCAAGATGATCGACTACGCGATCAACAACGCCGAGTATCCGTTCCTATCCCTTGAACACAGTGCAAAGAGCAGAATGTCAGCGGGCGTTGGTGTGATTGGTCTTGCTCATTGGATGGCCAAGCACAATCACAAGTATGATACCCAGGAAGGTCGCAATGCAATTCATAACCTGTTCGAGACCCACTACTATTACCTAACTAGGGCTTCCCTCCAACTTGGGAAAGAACTTGGCAATGCCCCATGGATGCACAAGACACTCTGGCCGGAGGGGTGGTTGCCCCTGGATACTTACGAGAAGAAGGTCGACACGATCGTCACGACAAGCAACAGGCGCGACTGGGAAGCTCTTCGCAAGGAGATCGTCTCGAATGGTGGAATCCGAAACACAGTGCTCTCTGCGATGATGCCATCGGAATCTTCATCCCTGGGTAGCGGGACCACCAACGGGGTATATCCAATTCGTGAGCTCTATATCATGAAGACAAATGATACCCAGGTTAATCACTGGGCAGCACCAGATGGGACTAAGTTGAAGAACAAGTATCAGCGAGCCTGGGATATATCCACCTCCGATATGATCAAGTGCTATGCGATCATGCAGAAGTGGACCGATCAGGGCATCTCTGCGGATCTATATGTGAAAATTCACGGCGCTGATAAGGTCTCTTCCTCGGAGATGATCGAAGACTACCTCGATATGGTTCGTTTTGGTCTCAAGTCCCGATACTACGTCAATAGTAATATCTCCAGTGGCGTTCTTCTCTCCAGTGATGAGGAAGAACTTCCCGAATCTTCCGATGATATCTGTGAAAGCTGCACACTATGAACGAAAAGATCTTCAATACCTCGAAGGTCGCAAAGGACTACCAGAAGAAGCAACCGCTCTTCTTTGGCGCTGAGCCGGGTCTCTTCGATACGATCAACAAGCCGTATCCGAAAATCTGGGAGAACTATAAGACGATGAAGTCCCTAGATTGGGACGAGGCGGAGTTTGATTACACCCAATGCAATCTAGATTTCAAGACATGTCCCAAGTCTGTCTCGGATATCATGATCCGAACATTGGCTTGGCAATGGGAGGCAGACAGCGTGGCCTCCAGGTCCATTGCCCCGCTGATGGCGCCGTTCATCAGCGACTCTTCCCTCTGGGCAGCATGGTCTAGGATCTCCGAGAATGAGATTCTCCATTCGGCTACATACAGTGAGATTGTCCGGATGAGCTTTGATGATCCCGAAGGGGTCCTTCGGGATGTGCTCTCTGTCAAGGAATCGATCGCTCGAATGGATACAGTCAATGAGGTGTTTGGCAAACTTCACACCGCATCCCACCGTTACGCACTCGGGGAGATGTCGGTGGAAGATGCGTATGATGCGGTCTTCCTCTCTGTCGTTGCGCTGTATCTACTGGAGCGCCTGCAGTTCATCGCATCCTTCTCGATCACTTTCACGATCTGTAGCACGAATATCTTTCAGCCAATCGGGAAAGCTGTGCAGAAGATTGCCCAGGATGAATTGGAAGTCCACGCAGAACTGGATAAAGAAGTCCTCTGCATTGAACTAAGCACGGAACGTGGCAAAGCTGCCTATGAAAGATTGCGACCAAAGATCAAGATACTCTGTGATGAAGTCCTTGCAACAGAATTTGCCTGGGTGGACAATCTCTTCTCGGGAGGAAGGGAGTTGCTCGGAACGAACGCAAACACCGTGAAGCAGTTTGTGCTCTACAATGCAAAGGAAGTATATAAGACATTGGGGATCGAGAGTTCACAGAAATTCCCGACCAAGAACCCAATGCCTCATGTCGAGGACTGGATCAATATCTCCAATTCACAAGCTGCCCCCCAGGAGCAGGACAACAATCAATACAAGGTAAACACCATCATTCGGGACGATTCGTCCACTGCGTTTGATGTCGACTTCTAAGGAAAATCTCATGCAAGCTATCGTATGGACAAAGGAAAATTGCCCGGCATGCACGCAAGCCAAGGCAATTTTGAAATCGAAGGAAATTCCATTTACCGAGATGAAGATCGGTGAGACGCTCGGGGCAACCAGAGAAATGCTCCTGGAGAAGGTCCCGACTGCGAAGTCCCTTCCTCAGATCTTCGTTGGCGTCGAACACATCGGTGGGGTGAATGAACTGCGGACTTACCTTTCTTAAGTAACGGGTCTGTTCTCAGCGAGAACTTGAAGAGATCACCCCAAGAAAAGGAAAAGTAGTATGCAAAAGGTATCATTCGAATGTGACAACTGTGGCGCTCGTGGGACTGTCCGACTTGGGGACGACTTCGATGAGTATAGGGTAGAAATTTGTCCCTGCTGCGGTTCTCCCTTGGAGCAGGATGTGGACGATGATGAGGAATGATTATTTTTCGTGATTTTTGGTAGTAAAATTCTGTTATGAAATGCGAAAAATACACCGACCTCTTTGGTGAAGAGCACTACGAATCAAAGAGATTCGAGGTTGCTGATAACCCATGGGATCACTGGCTAGACATGCCACACTTTGATGTCCACGACTCGGAGCGTTACATGGAACTCGAGGTGGAGTTTGAGGACCAGGCAGCAGTAGATAAGTTCTCCGCGCTGACTGGCCTTTCTTTCACACCTCAGACCAAGTCTAGTTGGTATCCGGAATCGCCATATGAGAAGGTGAAGAAGTTCTGGGTAGATGGTGGTTCATTCCTGAAGGAGAACTTCCCACGTTATCCGATCTATATCGTCTCCAAGGGAAGATGGGAAGTTCGCCCAACTTCCGACTCCTTTGTCCGGATGGGTATTCCTCACTACATCGTCGTAGAGGAGCACCAGGTCGATGAATATCGAACTAGAGTTGACCCGAACCTCGTCACGATCCTCACTCTGGATAAGAAGTTCCTGGATGAGTATGATACATTTGATAACCTGGGTTCCTCTAGATCGAAGGGCCCCGGTGCAGCTAGGAATTTCGCATGGGATCACTCCATCAAACTTGGATTCGAGCGCCACTGGGTGTTCGATGACAATCAGGATTGGTTCTTTCGACATGATGCGGACAAGCGAATCCGTTGTCTGAGCCCGGCGATTTTTCGTGCAATGGAAGATCACACCGAGCGGTATGAGAATGTCCTGATCAGCGGTCCGAATTATCGTTTCTTGGTGCCACCGAAAAATGGTCGCCCACCAATGGTCCTCAACACCAGGATCTATTCATCCCTGCTCATCAAGAATGATATTCCATATCGTTGGCGTGGCCGCTACAATGAAGACACTGATCTGAGTCTCCGGGTTCTGAAGGATGGTCACTGCACCATCCAGTACAATGCGTTCACCACAGGAAAGATGGCGACGCAAGTGATGGCGGGCGGCAACACTGCGGAGTTTTACGCCAAGGAAGGTACCTTGCCGAAGAGCCAGATGCTGAAAGATATGCACCCAGATGTTGCTGAGGTTGTCTGGATGAATAACAGATGGCACCATTACGTTCGATATCAGGATTTCAAAAAGAATCGACTCAAGTTCCGACCTAACTATTCGATCAACTCCAATCCGGAGTATGGGATGATTCTAAGGGATGTATTGTGAGTTATTTTGAACCAGAGGGTGTTCCTGAAGAAGTAAAGAAGAAACTTCAGGAACAAAGGCGAGTCATCCGGGTTCGCTTCCGGAACAAAGAGGATGCTTTGGTGTTCACGGAAAAGACCGGGATTCCATTGATGCACAAACGAATTTCGAAGATCTCTTACCCACAAAGAGACCTCTTCGAATTGGGATGACAGAGGAAAATCCCTGGCTACATGATGGTAATGTGATACAAGAGATGCCCGAAGGGCATGAGGGGTTCGTTTACCGAATCACCCTGGCGGATGGTCGATTCTACATCGGACAAAAAAAGATCAACTTCAAGAGAACCAAGGTCCTCAGGGGAAAGAAGAAGAGAGTGACCGTGGAGTCGGACTGGAAGACATATTACGGGTCTTCCGAGGAAGTGAAGAGGATTGTCGGGGAATCTGGGGGGGTCGGGGTAAAGAGGGAAGTTCTGCACTTCTGTAAGACAAAGGGTGAAATGAATTTCAGAGAAGCAAAGGAGATATTTGCAACTGATGCTTTAATAAGCAGCAAATACCTCAATAAATGGGTGTCAGTTAAAGTTAGTCGGATTCACCTGAAACACCTTTTACTGGATTAGAATTCTTACTCCGACCGCTGAAGGTTCCCCAAGAAGGCTCCACAAAAAAAATGACTCATACATACTAGGGCAAGATTATTCTTGCCCCCTTTTCATAGTAAAATTCACTCAGAAGGGCACCAACTATGTCAGTAAGCGAACTAAAAGATTTTCGAGGTAAGCGGGTAAAGATCATTGTCGCAGATTCCAAGAAGGACTGCACTGATCTGATTGGTAAATTTGCATCACCGGACGACTACTCGATCCTTGTGAGTGAGGACACCAACTGTTACGTCGAACCGAACTGTGACGTGTCGACTCAGGCCGATTGTGAGGATAAGTGCTGTGCCGAATGTGGTGGTGGAGTCAACGAAGATAATGTTGCATTCATCTTCCGCAAGAATTGGTTCTCCGAGGAATACCAGAAGTGGGTCTATGAAGGTCTGAAGGATGCCGCTACCCCCTCAGACAATCGCGGCATGGCTGCTGGTGTAGAACTGATCGAAGAAGGCTATCGCAACATGAAGCGAGCCACAAAAGTTCATGTCGATATCCTTGAGTACATGATGAATCCCACCGAGCGAATCGACGGCGGCGACACGATTCAGGAAATCCTCGACAGCGGCGACACCACTCTGATGAAGGAACGTTGGGTCGGGGATCGGGTGGATGAGGGGTTTGTTTTTGAGGAATGGCTTAAAGAGGCAAAGAAGCTCCCCGTATCAGAAATGATCGATGAGGCGCGCCGGGTCTATTCTTGGATTGGTGAAACTGGTTACGCCAATCAGGTCCACTCCGGTGTCGCCGGATTTTATGATCGATACCCCAGATTTCCATTTTTGCGCGAAACTTCCTACACAGCAAACAATAAAGAGAAGTTCGAGAAATCATTTCCATTTCTCAGCAGATTGAATGAGGGGTTCAAGGCTCTACTACCAAATCGTTGGAAAGCCCAAAAAGCAGCAGCTGACAAACTCGATTCGAAATATCTCATCGGCGACACAGTTTTCACTACTCTCACCGTGAACAGTCGATTCCGCACTGCGTATCATCTTGACGCCGGTGACCTTGCTGAAGGCTTCTCGAATCTTTGCGTTGTTTCCAACAACGGCAACTACAGCGGCGGTTACCTGACGTTTCCGGAGTATCGAATTGCGGTAGATGTCCGCCCAGGCGATTTGTTGCTCGTTGCTAACCACACTGTCATTCACGGTAACCAGGAATTCGTGTTCCATGATGAAGAAGCAGATCGCGTTTCTATTGTTGCCTACTTCCGAGGGGGGATGTTGAAGGGCGGAACGCGGGGGTATGAAGAATATCGCAAGAAGTTCGTTGAGTTGAACAGAGAAGATAAATCACTTCCATTCTGGAAAACACGTTTTAACGGCGTGTATCCAGGTATGTGGTGTGACAATGATGCCGATAACCCAGAATCTGCAAAACGATGGTATGAATTTCTGAAGAAACACGAGAAGGGGGACGAGTGGTTGGAAAAATACCACCCGAAGCTAAAGTCGCACTTTGAAAATCGCCAACATCTAGATGAATTCTTCTGAGAAAACCATGGAATACTGCATCCCAACATTCATGCGTGAAGATAACCAGAAATGCTGGAACAATCTTCCTGATAAGTGGAAACTAAAGGTAAAGCTCGTCACACATTCTGGTAGAGCTGATATCCTCCGTGAAAAGAATCCAGGTGCTACTGTTGTCGATCTTGGAAAGACAGATGGTATCGCGGATGTTCGCCAGAAATTGATCGACCAGGCCACGGATGATCAGATCATGATCATCGATGATGGTTGCATTTTCATGGAACGCGACTCTGAGATGAAGCTGAAGGGAATGACCGAAGTTTCCTCATTCGACCGGATGTTCTCTATGGTAGAGGAGAATCTCTCCACATACGCAATGGTCGGCATCAGTGACCGAGCGGGAAACAATCGAGTTGAGGAAGATATCAGGGCAATCGGTCGCAGTTACAGTTGCTATGGCATCAACAGGAAGGTCTGGCGGGAGAGTGGGATCAGCTTCGATGGGATGTATCGCAAGAACCCCGAGATCAAGCTATATGAGGATTTCTATGCGATCCTCTCTTTGTTGACCAGGGGAATTCAGAATGCAATCATCTACAAGTATGCGTTCAATCACCCTCACGGGAAAGTTGGCGGAAATTCAACTATCAGAACTAATGCTCTCCAGAAGAAGTGCCTGGAAGCTCTACGAATGGAATTTCCTGGTCTGCTCGAGCTGGTGAGGAAAGATGATCCTTCCTGGAAGGCTGGTCTTGCCGATGAGGAGAACTTCCGTTGGGAGGCAATTATCTCCTGGGCTAAGGCATACAAGCAAGGTCAGAACTCGAAAACTGCAACCGATCTTTCGGATTTCTTCTGATGAAAAAGATTTGCCTCGATCTAGATGATACTCTCTGCTTCCCGAACCATGAAGCAAAGGATACATTCAATAAGTATGTTCTTGCTATCCCAAATGACGATCTGATCAAACAGGTCAGGAGGTGGAAGAAGGAAGGTCATGAGATCACCATCTTCACCGCCCGCAGAATGATCACGCACAATGGTGATGTGAAGAAGATCATCGATGATGTAGGTGAGGTGACGCGTCAGTGGTTGGATTATTACAAAGTCCCATACGACAATATTATTTTTGGCAAGCCTTACTATGATATAATTATAGATGACAAGGCTGTCAATGTAAGTGATTGGAAGAACGTGACTCTATGAAGAAGATCTGTATCATCCCTGCAGCTGGTAAAAGCACCAGGCTGCTAGAGTTGGGTAAGCACTACCCCAAGACTTGCTTGCCTTTCATGGGCAAACCTATCATAGCACACATCATCGAAAGAGTCCAGGAAACATACAAGCCGGATCTGATCGTAATCGGCACAAATGATCCGAATGCGATGTGGCAAATCCATCAAGCGATCAGGAAGTATCACGGGGTAGAAATTCAATACTTCGATGATAGTGATGGGCCGCGGGGTCCGGGTCGTTCTTTGTATGAGACACTTGCTCCCTGGGTGGAGAAGGATATGAGAGTTCTTTTGCATCTCTCTGACAGCCTCTTTCCATTACCAGATGATCTAGATCAAAGAACAGACTTTATTGGCTATGGTTTAGAAGAGAAGGACTTCCATCGTTGGTGTTACGTCGATCATGGTATCAACTTCTACAACAAACCAAAGGAAGAACCACCGACTTTCATGGCTGTATCGGGGATCTATGGGTTCTCGGACGCCCAGACTCTAGTCGAATCTGCACTGAAGGTGGGGGATTTCGACGGGGAGTTTCAGATCAGTCAGGTGATCGCCGAGTACCATAAGACAAATCCGATGGTTGCAACATACCTGCCAATCGAGAGGGATTTTGGTACGCTGGAAGAATACATTGCGAACAAGGGGATCCCCAAGGCTCGTTCGTTCAATTCTATCCGTGATATGGGGAAAACAGTTGGGAAGTCCTCTTCGATGAGGGAAAAGCTGTTTGCGGAAGCTGCGTTCATTCAGAATCAGCCAAGTAGTCTCGCAGAATATTACCCACGGATTCTGAAGATCAATGGATTCGAAGGATCTTATGAGATGGAAAAGATCCGATCGACCAATCTACGCGATCTTTACCTTTACATGGATCGGTCTAAAGAAACTTGGCAAGAGATCTTCTCCTCTGTCGATAAGTTCTTCGAAAGAAGCAGGGGCATGAGGAGGTACTCCACTTGCTTCTGGGATTCGTTCTTCCAAAAGAACGAGGCTCGAATGCTTCAGTCCAACTTCGATCTATTTCAGAAAGAAGAAGCGGAATCATTCTTGTCTGACCTCGAACAACGTATCAAGCGTTCCCAGTTCTATAATGAGACAACGTATCATCATGGCGACCTACATTTCGCCAATATGTTCTACTGCTTCACGTACAAAGATCTGAAGTTGGTAGATCCTCGAGGCGAGTTCCATGGGCACTTCATCTATGATCTTGCCAAACTCTACCACAGCGCAGTTGGAAAGTACGACTGGATTGATGCAGAGTTGTATGACGATTCTGGCTTCTTTGATGCGGGTAGCGATGAGGTAACGCAGACTTTCGAGCGTTGGGTGGGGGAGAAGTTCTCCAAAGAAGTCGTTTCGCTTGTCCGTCCGATTGCTGCTTCTCTGTTCCTGAGCATGATTCCCCTGCATAGTCACTCAGAGAAGAACCAGAGGATGTTCTATGAAGAATTTCGGAGACTGAGTAAGGACTGACTCAGTTTACTTTTATTCGGGTCGGGGTATAATAATTTCATGGTACTCACCCTGATCCTCCTCTCACCAGTCATCCTCCTGGTGCTCTTTCTGCTCCGACTCTTCGGGGTGTTCAGTTTCAGTTACTTGTGGTTTCCGGTCGTCCTGATCGCGATACCAATCTTGCTGTTCTGCATCTTTGTCCTACCGACGATCTGGCTGATCTTCCTCCTGAGTGTGGCAGCTGCATGAGTTTACTTTTATCCCGGTCGCGGGATAATAATCCCATGGCTTACAAAATCATCGGAAACACGGAAGAAAGTTCTCGCTTCCCACTACCTCGAGCATGGGTCTGATGGCCTTTCTGTGAAGTTCATTCTCCCGATCCTTCTAGTTCTTTCCGGTTGTGGAACAACGCATCAGCTCCAGAATGTGTCTAGGGCAGTATCTGCAATCCCTGGTGCTCAGCAAGCGGCTGGTCGTATAGGTGTAGCTGCCCAGCTTGCTGGGCTACCTGGAAGCATCGACGCAGTTCGTTCAAATTTGATCGATTTTACATTAACTCTAAACCAGTTAAAATTGTCCCGTGAAAGGAAATAACGTGAGAAAACTAGCTTCTATCCGAAAAATTCATGAAATCAAACCAATCGAAGGTGCAGATGCCATCGAGCTATGCGTAGCTGATGGCTGGGAGGTAGTCACCAAGAAAGGTGAATATAAAGTCGGTGATCTTGCAGTCTATCTGGAAATTGATTCGTGGGTGCCGACAGAACTCGCACCATTCTTGTCCAAAGGAAAAGAGCCACGAGTCTACAATGGTGTGAGGGGAGAACTTCTGCGCACAGTGAAGCTTCGCCGGACCTTGAGTCAGGGTCTTCTATTGCCGGTTGACTATGCAAACGGTGAGCCGTTCATCTCGGGCTACTTCTTGGAAGACGGCATCGGTGCAATGGTGAAGGTCAAAGAAGGCGATGATGTAACCGAAGCTCTGGGTATCCAGAAATGGGAACCGGAAATTCCTGCGCAACTTGCTGGTCTAGCACGAGGTAGCTTCCCATCGATCATCCCGCGGACTGATCAAGAGCGCATCCAGAATCTGAAGCAAGAAACCAGGGATCGTTTCGAATCTGCTACCATGTACGAAATCACAGAGAAGATCGAGGGATCCTCCGCAACGTTCTTCCTCGATTCGGATGGTGATTTCCAGGTCTGCAGTAGGAACCTTTCCCTGAAGAATACGGAGGGGAATTCCTTCTGGAGAGTGGCGATCAAGTTCGACATCGAGGCCAAGATGAAGCAGTATAATCTTCAGGGGTTGGCAATTCAGGGCGAAATTATTGGACCCGGGATTCAGGGTAATATCTATAAGCTGAACGACGTCGACTTCTACGTATTTGATGTGTATGACACCAAGGCGGGCTGTTACCTCACACCGGAGACTCGCCGGGATCTCATCTTCAATATTGGGTTGAAGAACGCCCCGATCATCTACAAAGCCCCACTACCCAGCCCGAACATCGAATCCCTGCTCCCGATGGCAGATGGTGAGAGTGAAATCAATCCGAAGACCCTACGGGAAGGTATTGTCCTCAAGTCTATGAGTGGCACCAGCCATTCCTTCAAAATCGTGAGTAACCTCTACTTGTTGGGTGAAAAATGATCGTATACAAAGAATGGGTTCGGAAACGCAAAGAAGCTGAGGGCGCGAGCTGGAACAATCGAAGGGTCATCTGTAATGGCTACTTCCTCTTTGGGTTCATCCCACTCTACATCAAAAGTTATGCAAATTCGGCAAGCTGAACTAGATATCATCGCCCACTCCAAGGATAAGCAGTTCGAAAAGATCGAGCCAATAAAGGAAGAACTGAAGTGGAGGCTTGGAATTCTTGACTATATCATGGCTAGATTCCTCGATCAGTTCGGTCATAAATTAGCATCAGAGAAACCAGAAACTCGGATCTATCACCAGTTCGTCGAGCGCCAGTCCCTCCGCTATAATGAAACAACCCGCCTACTCAATGTCATCGAAGTCTACCGAAAACTCTATGGGTAATTTCCGAATCTTCGATATGGAGACCACCGCGGTCCCCTCGGAGATCGGGGGTAATCTACTGTTCCGCAATTCCTCGGATTTCAGTTACTACATCGAGATCATGGCTATCCAGGAGGGTTCCACCTGCACTCAGGTAATCCTCGATTACTGTGACACTCGTGACATCGAGCCCGATGATATCGCCAAGTTAATCGGTCCCTCTCTGAGGGGGAAACTTCACTTGGAGATGATATCTCGCGGGCTTCTACCAGAAAACGCAAACCTAGATGCTTTCTGATTATGGTTGCTGGCGAATCCACAAGGCTGTGGTCGCACATTTTACCAGTAAGAAGTATGATATCTTCGAATATCGAGGCAGAACAACCGCAGATTCGGAGGAACACTTCAAGAAAAGCAGGGCCAAGGGCATATTCAAGATAGTGGCAAGGGAAGTGGCATCCGTCAGGGAAGCAACGGAATTCTTCCTTGCGAATATCATATACACCGGTGAGGATCAGATCTTTGAGATCGATGTTGCCAAAGATCGATATATCCGGTGGCTAAAAGAAAAAGAATCTCTGACATTCTTCATGTCAGAGCAGATCTCGAATCTCCCGGGGGATTGCATGGATGGCAATCCCCCGAAGCTCTTCGAGATGTTGGTGAGGGGTGGGGTTTCTCCACAGACAGTGTTCGCACTCGATAGGGAACTTCATTTCTTGCACTCATGGGAGAAAAATTACTTTGGGATTGGTAACTATCCCACTGTAATTAGTAAGCTAGGTAAATTCCTTCGATACAACGATACTAAACTCAAGAAAGTAATCTCGGAAAAGTTCGACAATGAAACAATTTCAGTTTGATCCACAGGATCGGCGCCAGAAACTCGCCGAAAAGAAACTACTCGATAAGAAGATTCAGCGGCAGAAATTTCGGGATGTTGTTCAAATCGAGGATGAGGATGGTGACTTTCAAGATCACCCCGATTACCAAGAATTCACTGGGCTAAGTAAGAAGCACCGATGAGTGCGTTGCCCCTTGTGGGTAGAGATTATTTTTAGCAGAAATACGCGCTAAAATGATACATGTCGAAAGACATACGAGCCCCTGTGGGGTATTTTAAAAAACGCCTTGAAGGCAAAACACCCGAATGGGTGAGAAAGAAAATGATGCTTACTATTTCTGAACTTCGCAAATCTCGTGGCACTGAATTCGGTAAAATTACCGAAGCTCTGGCCAAGAAGAATGATTATTCCAAAGATGATGAGGGCTACTTCAAGCTGGAACGTGACAAAGCTGGCAATGCCAGTGCGGTAATTCGATTTCTCCCGAAGCAAAAGGATGATGATCTCCCGTGGGTGCAGATGTACAATCATGCATTCCAGGGTCCATCCGGAAAGTGGTATATCGAGAACTGCCGATCCACCATCGGCGAAGCTGATCCAGTCAATGATATGAACCGCAAGGCATATGCCTCCGGCACAGAGGCCGACAAGGAAGAGGCCAAGAAGCGCAAGCGCAAGACTTCATACATCGCACAGGTGTGTGTCATCAGCGACCCGAAGCATCCGGAGAATGAGGGCAAGGTTCTCAAGTTTAAGTTTGGGAAGAAGATCTTTGATAAGATCATGGACAAGGTCCAACCAACCTTCGAGGATGACAAGCCGGTGAATGTCTTCGATCTGTGGGAGGGCTGTGAGTTCAAGTTGCGCATGCACCAGGCAGATGGCTACCCATCATATGACAAGTCGACCTTCAGTGACCCGAAACCGATCGCAGAGTCGGATGAGGAAATCCTGGAAATCGTCAATCAGCAGAAATCACTGAAGGAACTCGTTGCTCCTGGGAAGTTCAAGTCATATGACGAGCTGGAGAAGAAGTTGCGCGCCACCCTGAGTGATCAGACTGCCTCGACAAAGAAGGCCGAGCAGCTTGTTAAAGAGATGCAGGATGAGGTTATCACTCCACCGACGCGAGTTGAGCCCAAGGCAAAGGAAGAGCCCAAGGCAAATGCACCAGATCCGAAGGCATCAGAGGATGATTCTTCCATGGAAGAATACTTCCGTTCGCTAGCTACGTGATTGGACATTCTCCCTGGGGAATCTGGGGAGAACACTGTTCGAGGTGGCGCGGGAAGTTGATCCAATTCCACTTTCCCGCCCTCGAATTTCTCAAACTGGGTCAAAATAGACCAGAATTTTTTTTCGAGGTGATACATGAATAACCAAGAACTGATCGAAGAACTGAACTCACAGTATCATGCCCTAAACAGAGAGGGAAAGACAGAACTAGCTGCTGGAGTCCTGGTCGAACTCACTCGACTGAAGATGCAAGTTGAGGGGAGCAAATCCCCTCGGAATGAGAACCTTCTATTGGGTTAGAACGAAAATACCTGACTGGAATATCGCAGAAAAGTCGGCTCGTTTGTTCGCATATCGGGTCTGACATTCGTTACTGTTTTATTTGAGTTGACGATGTTCTGCTGGATAGAGTTAGGCTGCGCTGGGGTTTCCTTCGCAGCCTTTTTCGTTTCTTTAGCTTCCAATACTGCAGCCTCCTTCTGCGCGATAATGGCTGCCTGTTGGGCTCGTTGTGGCTCAGGGGCTACTGGCTTCGGGGCCACTGGAGTCGAGATTGAACTTGCTGGAACAGCGACGCCTGCTGCTTTCAGGGATTCTGCAATAGTCGGGGATATCTTTTCCCCAACTTCGAGTTTACGTTTACCAAGGGCGACCTTCGCGGCTTCCATTGCCTCCTTCTCCTTGGTTGCATCATTCTCGAAGCCCAACGCCCCCTTCACTTTATCGACGCTGTCATAGAGCGCGGTGCCAACAGTTGCGCCCTCTGTTCCTGTGATCTTTTCCGCAAGTGGATCTAAGGCATAATTGTTCAGGAGCTTTCCTGCGCCATATCCTGCTGCGCCAGCGGCAGCAACCCCCAATGCAGGTAGAGCGTAGGGTGCTACCATCTTTCCGGCGCCCAATGCCAAGGATCCAAGACCCTTGATGGCGCCTGCACCAACAGTTGCAGCACCCTTTACTACACCGGTGCCTGCTCCGAGAATCCCCTTTACTGCACCGGTGCCTGCTCCGAGAATCCCCTTTACTGCACCGGTGCCTGCTCCGAGAATCCCGCCGCCAGGGATCCCCTTGAGCAATTTTCCTATGCCAGACTCAAACAGGTCACCGATCTTGCTCACGATCCCATCGAGAAACGACGCTGGTTTCTTCTTCTCATCATCGCCGTTCTTCACAGCGGGACTGTCACCTTGCTCCTGCGGCAGCTTCCTCTCCAGTTTATCTTCCTCTGACTCAGTCGCAGCGGCAACGAGTTTCTTGAGCATCTCGAGCTGTTCCTGACCGATATCAAGTAGCTCCTCGTCTATTCCCTGCCTGACATCCTGCAAGAACTCCTCTTGCTGATCATCGCCCGGCCCATAATCCCCAATACCGCCACTTACAGCCCTCTTGTATAGGAAATCCCCGATGTCGGCCTTGGACGGACCATCGCCCTCAAGCTTCTTCGCCCGCAATTCCTCAACCTTCTTCAGTTCTTCTTCGTTCAGTTCTTCTTCGTTCAGTTCTTCTTCGTTCAGTTCTTCTTGTCCATCTGCAGCGATCGCGGTCTTCTTCAGAACCCCCTCATTGCCCGAAACAATCGGATTGCTCGCGTCGGTCTTTCGAGTCTCTTTCTTCAGACCAGAAGTCAGCTCGGTAATCTGTTGCTTTAGCGCAGCCAACTCATTGGAGTCTTCCTCAGAGATATCCGCGCCCTCTACACCGCTGGCCTTCATCAGGTTGCGCTTCTCCTCGATGGCTGTGGTCCTCTTCCCGAGCTCTTCTTTCTGATCGTATATCCCAGCGGCTAGTTCGGCTGCTCTCGCCGAACCATGCTCCTTCATCAGTTCTCTGCCCCGTTCTGTTCCCGCGAGATAACCAGATGCCCACTTCTCCTTCTTGTTTTTCTCCGCCCTCTTTCCACGGATATGCTCGGCACCAGCACCCAGGATTGCCCCCATGATGCCACCCCGGGATGCAGCCACCCCTTCTAGGAGGTTCGCGGGATCCAGCGCCTGGGAGATGTTGCCTCTGATCGCGCCGATTCCGCCAGAAAGAGCGGCCTCGAAGAAGCCACTCTTTGTTGCCCTCTTCGGATCAGCGGCCCCTTCGATCTGGGAGGTCAATCCCTCAATCGCCCTGATAATCCGCTCATCCCGCTTTTCTTTTTTCTCTGGCGTTTCTAGTATCATTGCATTTCCCTAAGTCGTTTTTCTTCTAGGTATTTCATGAGTTCCATTAGGTAGATTTCCCTCTCGTATGGGATCATATCCTCTAGATCTCTAAGGGAGTAGTTGTATTTCTGCATTAGAACGAAATTTGTCTGGTAGTGATTATGCAGGGAATCGTGGGCCAGACAGGTCAGAAAAAATCGGCGATTCCTTCTAGGGTAGTTGAGTTTTCTTTCCCACAGGAAGCGCATTTCCAGGGAACCACCAGAGACACTGTTGGTATTGCCCCAATGAACTTCTCGAGTTGATCAAACTGTCTACCATTGAGCTTGTTTATTATCAGGTCGATGAGTTCTTCCGTGTCACCGTCCTTCACTCGAATCGCTGTTTCTTTGTAATAAACCGTATCCACACTAGCTGCGATAGAAAGGATCAACTTCTTTTCCGCATCCTGCTCATCCGCAATCGCTGTCAGCTCATCCATGAGTGGGTATTTCATTGTGAATATCATATCAGATGAGAGCTTAAGATTCATCTCCTCTTTCTTTGGGATATTGACAGTTGCCTTTCTGATATCAAACAACACGGTAGTTTCTTTCCCGCATCCGCAGGTAAAAACCAGACTGGAATCTTCACCGACGGATTTTGATCGGACCTGTAGGAACATATACTCCAGATCGAATGGCGTGAGACCCTGCTTTGGTTCGACACAAGAAGAAATAACATTCGATAGTGTGTTGAGCATAACAGAAACGTCTTCGGATACTTGAGCTGTTAGCAATGCTCGTTCTTCCTTCACATTGAATGGCCTGTATTTCACCTTCTTCCCAGTGCTCGGGAGAGTTGCTTCATAGAGAACTACTGGGTTGATATCACTTAATTTCACGATTGGTTGCCTTTAATAAGTTTCAAAAGTTCGGATGGAGTTCCGGTAAATACAACATTGTTATTGGTAACAGACGAAGGCTGTTTGGTCTGTTCACCCCTGATCTTCTTCTCCATGTTGTGCGTGTCGATCAGTCTGATATTCAGTTCCGCAGCTGTGTTGATCAGAGCAGCAACCACCTCATATGCCCTTGGTTGCTCTGATGAGTTGGCTACTGCCAAGGATCCCCTCAGTGCATCCTCTGCCACGCCCATCAGCTTCTTCAGATTCGAGCGGGCAGCCTCGGCGTCTTCTGATACTCGGGAGTTTTCCGTTGTGGTCATCAGTTCCCTATTCTGCTCTACGACAGAGGGGGGAGGTATCACGTCGAAGAGGTTTGAAATGGCGTTGCTCATTGGTTGTCTATCTGTGACTGCAAGGAAGATGCGTCATTAGCGATATCAGTTCCCCTGCGTGAAATTGAGTCGGAGAATTTGGTGAGCTGACCGAGAATCTGGTTTGTCGTCCCTGGGATGGTCTTGATGCCTTCGATGGCCTGATTGATTTCTCCGGATAGCGCTCCGATGTTCGCGCCGACCGACCCCAGAGCCCCGGGCACACCACCAAGTTGAGCTACCTCGCCGAGAATTCCTGCTGTCTGGTTGATTTCTTTTCCTATCTTACTTAACTTTGTATCAATTCCGACCCTCTTCAGAGTCCCATCGATTGAATTGACCACACCAGCAACCCCAGAAACAGCCCTGGAGACATTCTGGATCGGGCCAGTGATGTTGCTGAGATTCTTGCCAAGTTCCGAGAAAGAGTCGCCAAACTTCCCGAGGTTCTCACCGAGTGACCCGAAATTTCCACCGAGGTTCTGGCCGATTGCAATATCGGCTGGGTGACTCATCCCACTGGAACTCATCAGTGCGTTCACTGCGCTACCATTTCTTCTGAATTGACCAGCAAAATCAGAACCGAGTGCCGACATGGACGATCCCACGTTTACGTTACCGGAGGTCGCCGACCCAAAGGCACGGAACCCACTTGAACCAACCCCCGTGATGTTTGAAAGCGTTTCCACATTCGATATTCCCTCTAGCGTCCGGCCTGTAGGCAGCGAATTTGGGAGGAATTCCCCGCGTGGCTCCCCCGTGGGTGTAACTATTGTGTTGACCCAATACTTGTAGACGAAACTAACAGAAGTTCTCGGGGTGGAGTGATTGTCATATCCAACCTGCAGGGAACTAATCGCCTTCGGGTACGCATCGAACAGTTCTGTGCAATAGATATAATTGCCAGCCTTGTCGTTCATGAAAATCTTTATGTTTCTTTTGTACTCATCGTAGTAACCAACTTCTCGTGTCCTGCGGTCATATACTGCATGTAGCCAAGATTCCATGTACTTCCTGGCTGTGAAATCATTATCCTCGATGAAATTCAGGGTGATGTTTTCGTACGCTATGTGGTAAGGCATCTCGATCGCCTCACCCTGGGTTCTGATCTCGTTGGTCATGATTATGAGACCCGGGATCATTGCAGATTCGCACACCATAGATACGGTTCTCACATCACCAAAGCCAGCCGGTAGTTCGACGTAATAGTGAGAGGATGTTGGGAGCCCAACTGCCTTTACATGTGATATGAAATCTGAAAGTTTGGCGTACATCACCAGCTCCTGTATCTCTTTGACTCTTGCCAGACATGCTTGTCTGTTGCACCGACGAATTGCTGAAGCGGCAACAGCGCCGCTGTTGCCCAATCCATTGGATTGATCATCATCAGTGGGGATCTGATCCGATCAAATCTATATTGCTTGACGCATGCCTGTGCTGGCGCCATCTTGGATATTCCCTTGATGGTATCCCAACTAAACTGCAATTTCTTCGTCGGTGTTAGGTTCTGACCGCTGATTTTCACCAATTCTTTCAACAATGCAAATCGCATTGGGTAGTTGAGGTAATGCAGATTCAACCCATGGAATGTTTCGGTGGTTCTGCTGAATGGGAACACCAACGGGAAGGTATCATAGTAGGGTAGTTCATCTTTTGTGATCGGGTCGTAGAAGTAGCAATACATATTACCAGGGACAATGGTTGCAGTTAACATACCATTGTCCGGGGAAAGTGCGCTCCTGGCGCTGATTCTGCCGATAGATTTCATCTGCGCATCAAACCAGGCCTGACTTCTCTTGACGTCAGCGAGGTTGATAGAATGCTTATCGAATAGTGAGAATTGTTTCATCTTACACTTTAAGGTGATCTTCAGTTAAAACAATGAATTCAATTCCACGCTGTTTACACCAAATATCCGCAGCTTCCCATTTGCTGCTGTTAACGCTGTATGTTGCCATTTCAGTGAGGTATCGCTTTGATATTCTTTGCGGTTTCTTTGGTGGGATTGTCTGAGCCTTTGGCTTAATCTCCACCATGTATTTCTTATCTTGTCCCTGATTATTTACCAATCGCATAACGAAATCCGGAAAGTACCTTCTGGTTCTCTGATCGGGAACGCTGTAGTATGGTATCGCAATCTCCTCGGACCCCCAAGAAACCACCTGGGAGCAGGTATCCGCCCAGATCATGAACTTGAGCTCCCAAGAAGATCTCCAACAAATTTCATTCAGATCGCCGATGTATTTCTCAGGATTCTTCGGGATAAATTTTCCTTGCTTGTACTTCGGCATCGGGGTTAAATAGGCAAATCGTTGTCCTATTTAACCCCAATCCAGTATGGCCAGAACTCTATCAATCAGCGATCAGTATGCTACCGGCGCAAATCAGAACGCATATGAGGTAGATAAATTGATATATCCGGATAATCTCCTGGATGCTCCGGAGTATTCTGGGAATAAGGTTGTATTCTTCATTAACGTTCAATCTGGGGCAAAGCGTTCTGGTATAACGCCCAGTGAGTACAAGTTCAAAACATTTGAAGTTCCGGATTCCGACAAAAACAAATTCAGTGGTCAACAGATCGTTCAACAGGCTAACGGGGTGGTTTCCTCCCTGGGTGGCGGGACACCACTCGCCGCTGCAGGCATGAAGCGGCTGGGGGCAGCAATTGCATTACATATGCCAAATTCTCTAATTCAGAGCACTTCGGTTTCTTGGACTGAAGTAGACCTCTTTGATTCGGCAAAGTATCTCGAGCCAATTGGAAAGGTCATGAACGGAGAAGGGGGAACGGCGGTAGCTGGCGCGGCAGCTGGAGCTGCAGCGGGCGCAGTAATAAAGAATAACAGCCTCTACCAGAGAGCAACCAGAATGACTCAGGGCAATTCCAAGGCGGAAATGCTCTTCCAGTCGGTTGGGTTCCGGTCATTCGACTTCAACTACACTTTCTCCCCGAAGAGTGAGAAGGAAGCAGACAATGTGATGAATATCATACGGATGTTCAAGCATCACATGCTACCGGAGTATTTCGATAAGTCAGAGTTTCTCTATGTGTACCCCTCGGAATTCGACGTGAAATACTATCGCGGCGATAAGGAAAACAGCTACATCGAGAAACAGATCACCGCTGTTCTCACCAACCTGTCGATCGACTATGCAGTAGACGGTCAGTTCCAGACATTCAGTAATGGTATGGCATCGAAGATGAATCTGCGCCTATCATTCATGGAGACTGGAGTTCCGACCAAGGAAACTTCACCCTACAATTCTCATGGAGTCTGATCATGTACTTCAAGGATTTTCCACTCGTAACATACCTATTCGAGATAGATGGGAGACGTGAGCTTCTGATAGTTCGCGATATCGCTCTGAATGTCCGGGTAAGAAAAAATATCATAGAGAACATCACCCTCTATGATGAATATGATATTTGGGACGGGGAGACACCGGAGATTATCGCAGAGAAATTATATGGAAACCCCAATTATCACTGGATAATCATGCTGGTAAACGAGCGGTATAATATCGCAGATTTCCCGTTGTCAGAAGATAGATTATTCGAACTGGTCGACCAGAAATATGGAGTAGCCACACATGATACACACGTCCTCTATGGTCAGGAGCATCATGAAACGCCCGATGGCATGGTAGTAGATGCGGATTTTCCCCTGGCGCAAGCGATATCTAACAGAGATTATGAGGTACGGGAAAACGAAAAGAAGAGAAGGATCAGGGTGATCAATCCGGGCCTAATAGACAAGGTTGTTGCCGAACTTCGTGAAGCAATGTTGAGTGCTCGAAATTGAACGCAGATCTAGTAAATTCTCTTGGCGATTATAGTATCGGCATATGTGAGTTTCTGAAACTCAACGGACTCGGTTTTGATTTCCGAGCTCAGGTCGAATCTATTACAATCCACGAGGATATCTTCAGTCCCTTTTCCGTTGGTGAGATAGCTGTCCGCGATACGCTAGACTTGCCAAACTTGATCGGGAGAAGCGGTAGGGATTTGCTGAGGCTACGCCTAGAAACCCCATCGCTACCACCAGATAAATGGATTGATGGTATGTTTTTCATATACAAGATAAGTGAAAGGACTCCTCTTAGGGACAGGATGCAGGGGTATAAGATTCATTTTGCCAGCGAAGAAATCCTGGCCGATATGAACACGAGGCTATCAAAGAGATATCTGGGTAGGTGTGATGAGGTAGTTACAAAGTTATACCAAGAACTAAAAACGAACAAGAAACTGAATACCGATGCGAGTTCCAATTCGACGGCATTCGTTTCTAATTTCTGGACACCGAGCAAGTGCTTTACCTTCGTCCAGAATCATGCAATTGGCCCCAAAAGGACACCGAGCTACCTGTTCTTTGAAAATAGGGATGGGTTCAACTTCAAAGAAGTCGCATCTCTGTTCGACAAGGAAGTGCCGGTATCGTGGAAATTCAAGACCTCCGATTATATTTCTGATGTATCGGAATCTGGTCGGGATACGGGGAAGTCGGCTGTGGACATCAACAGATCGTATGCCTCAATCTTGGGTATAAGAATCGACGTTAATTTTGATTACCTAAAGGATTTCATGGGCGGCGTTGTCCGATCTAAATCGTATTCGTCCGATATAGTCACGAAGAAGATCAAGGCAACGAGTTATTCGATGAAGGACATTTCTGTTGGCCTCAATGAGAGAAAATTATACCCCGATGGGGTGATTGATTTGGCAGGACCGGTCATTGCAAATAAGAATCGTGGATATGGGACATTCGGACCCTCTGAGTATTCGAATTATGCTTCTTACCAAAAGAGAGCTGGATTGATACACGGTATAAATTCTTCGAAGATAGAAATAGATGTCTACGGTAGAACGGATTATACAGTTGGGAGAAAGGTCAGATTTGATGCCAATCAAATGAAAGAGATCACCAAGAAAGATGATCCATCTGAGTTTCTGGATAAATTATTTTCCGGTCTGTATATAATCACAGCGGTATCCCATCGTTTCAGTGGCGAGGGCTACAGATGCACACTTGAATTGAGTAAAGAAAGCACGATTGCCGTATGATGTATTTTGGCGTTGTTGAAGATAGGCTCTCCGATCCGCTGAAACTTGGGAGATGCCGAGTTCGCGTTGTTGGCGTTCACTCCGAAGATAAAGTCCAGTTGCCGACCGACCATCTGCCATGGGCTATAGTGATGACTCCGATCGACAGTGCTTCCAATTCTGGTGTTGGGGTATCTCCGGTCGGTATCGTCGAAGGAACCTGGGTTGCGGTTGTTTTCCGAGATGAGTACAAGCAACACCCAATCATCATCGGCACACTTCCTGGTATACCTGAGGAAGATGCGCGTGGGACTCCATCAACTCCTCCTACCCCAGCGCCAGGGGTCGTAAGTTCGGATGGGACAGCAGTAACAGATGGTTCTGGAAATCCGATCTCTTCTGGGGAGCCCGCCCCTGCCCGGGTGACCGAGCCAGTTACTACAAACAAGGCACCATTCAACCGACCGAGTGCATTCACGTTCAGTAACAGTGGTTTTGAATTCCTCAAGAAGGAAGAGGCACTGAGTAGTGTGGTCGAGGGAAAGAATAGGATCGCCCCGAAATCTGCAGGCCCCGGTACGATAATCTACAGCTATCAGGACCCAGGTGGCGTCTGGACGGTCGGCTATGGCAATACCTTCATCGGGAATAAGAGAGTCGACTCTAACACCAGAATAACTAAGGCTCAGGCTGAGGAATTGCTCCTGGCTTCCGTGAGGGATGATCACGAGAAGGCGACAAGAAGACTCATCAAAGTCCCAGTGACTCAGTCGATGTTTGATGCTTGCGTGTCGATGATCTATAACAGCGGCCAGGGAAATTTTGGGAAATCTCAGGTTCTCCAGGCACTGAACGCAAGGCGTTACGAAGAGGCCAGCGTCCTGATTTCCAAATATGCCACATCTCAGGGGGGCAAAGTTCTTGGCGGGCTCATTGGGAGGCGAGGACTGGAACGAGGGATGTTCCTGAGGGATGGTATACCGAAGGACGATGGGACAGTCGAAAAGCTCGCTGGACCCGAGCAGAAGAAGGAAGTCGATGCGACTCAGAATCCAGTTGTTATCAGGGGCGATAGGTTCACCCCAAGCGCGGTCTACACTGAGCCAAAGCAACCAAACAACCCTGGATTCAAGGACCCAACTGGGAAATACCCACTGTACGTCTCCGAGCCAGATACGCACCGGCTGGCTCGACATGAGAACATCGATGGCACCATAATACTATCCAAGGAATCAGCAAGGGTCAGAGCTGTCCCAACTGCCGATGGTAAGACTTGGGATCAGTCGGCGATACCATACAATGCAAAGTACCCATATAACAAGGTAACCGCATCCGAATCGGGTCATATCTTCGAAGTTGACGATACCCCGGAAAATGAGAGAATTCACCAGTACCATAAGACTGGAACCTACCATGAAATAGATCGGAACGGCACCAGTGTCCGTCGAATCGTTGGGGATGACTTTGAGATTTTGGAGAGGAATGGTAACGTCCTGGTCCGTGGCAACTGTAACGTGACAATTCAGGGAAACTCCAACATTCGGGTCGAGAACAACTCCACGATGGAGGTGCTTGGTAATCTGGATCTGAAGGTTGGTGGGAATATTGGGATTGGCGCAGGCGGGAATGTCCGAATCAGCGCTGGTGGGGAATTCTCTGTCGATGCATCCAGAGTCGATCTGAACTCTGGTAAGGGTGGCTCCGTGTTGAAGGCATCTGGTGGCGCCACCGGCGCCAAGGAATTCCCAGTCCTCGTGCTACCATCCAGGTTTGCGGAGAACACAGCAAACTACGAGACTCCGGAAGAAGGCGATGCCCCACCGGAATTCCAGCAGCAGGCTATCCAGTCCGGCGAGGTGGACCCAGATGATACTCCACCCCCAGTGGAGGAGAAGGGATCTGCCCCTTGCGCAGGAAACAACAACAAAATCATCGATCCCGGCTGTGATTTGATATTCTCCACTGTAAGTTTCACCCCAAGCTTCCGGCTATCAGAGAACTTCACTCTGGGTCAGTTCGTGAAAGGCGAGCCGGTTCCTACTGGGACAAATTATGGGAACTCCCCCCAGGAGATCGTCTGCAACCTCAAATACCTATGCATCAACGTCCTCGAGCCGATTCGACTGAAGTACCCAAACCTCAGGATAACGAGCGGTTGGAGGTCCGAGAAGAAGAATAGTAGATTGCCAGGGGCAAGCAAGAAATCCAAGCACCTGAGCGGTCAAGCTGTGGATATAGTTTTCGATGGATTCTCTCGACAGCAGACGTATGATGCTTGCGTGGAGCTCCCGATGTTTCTTCCAGATTGGGATCAGGTTCTCCTGGAGTATAGTGGCAGATCGATGTGGATTCATATCGGTCTTAACAGGGTAGCAGCAAATCGCCGGCAGGGCAAGACAATGCAAGTAATTGGTGGAAAAACTACTACCACAAATACCAATGGTTTCACGCTGCTTGCTTAAATGAAAATACATAGAACCGCACGGCTTAAATAATCGATGACAAGAAATACCAGACTTTACACAGACATCGATGCGGCTTTTGAGCCCAATCCAATAACAGGCGATCTGACTGTCAAATCGGATGATAAGGCAATTAAATTTGCCATCAAATCTCTCGTCTTGACGATGAATTATGAAAGGCCGTTTCAGAGCCACATTGGAACGCCGGTGAAGAAGACATTATTCGATCAGATGGATGACTTCACTGTCATTATGATGAAGGAAATGATTTCTAATCTAATTAGAACACACGAGCCGAGAGTCGATTTGCTTGATGTTATAGTCGATCCATCATACGACAATAATAGCCTATACATCAATGTGGTATTCAGAATAAAGAACACAGAACGACCACTGAATGTTGGCGTTACATTGGAAAGAACTCGATGAAACAACTACCAACGGACGAACTAGATTTCCTGGCGATCAAGGAAAATCTAAAGACATTTCTTAGGGGTCAGAGTGTCTATGACTCTTACGATTTCGATGGCTCAGCGATGTCCGTTCTTCTAGATGTTCTTGCATTCAACACCCACTATAATCTACTATACACGAACCTTGCTATCAACGAGAGCTTCATCGATTCCGCATCGAAGAGAAGCTCCGTGGTTTCCCATGCCAAATCCTTAGGTTACACCCCGAATAGTATCCGATCGTCAAAGGCGAAGTTGGAAGTAATCGTTACTACCCCAGCCCTCGAAGAACCGCCCATCCTCACTATGCCAAGAGGAACCACATTTGTTTCCTCCGTATCAGACGAATCCTTCTTTTTCATACTGCAATCTGATATTTCGACCGAGAGAACCAATGGTGTTTATACATTCGTGGTCCCAGTGACTGAAGGCACACAACTAAGAAAATCCTTTATAAATGCGGATGGTTCTCAGTTCGTGATACCAAATCGCGATGTCGATACTTCAACACTCAACGTTGTTGTCAGGGAAAGTTCCCTTTCGACTTCCAGCAAAAAGTATAACCTCGCTGATGATATTCTCAAGATCCGCGGAATAGAAGAAGTATTCTTCCTGAAGCAAAGAGATGATCTATACTTTGAGGTTTACTTCGGAAACGATGCCATAGGGAAATCCCTTGACAATGGAAATCAGGTTAATATCGAATACGTCGTTTCTAGGGGCCCAGCTTCCAATGGGTGCAATCTATTCACATATTCAGGTGGATGGAGATCCGATGTTAACGTGGAAATTCTTGCTCTAGAAGCAGCATTTGGCGGAACCGAGGAAGAATCGATCGAGTCTATTCGATTCAACGCACCACGAGCCTGGATTTCGCAGAATAGAGCAGTAACAGCAGAGGATTATGGGGTTCTCCTGAAGAATAAATACCCAAATATAGAGTCTATTCATGTCTGGGGCGGGCAGGATAATATACCAAAGATATACGGCAAGGTATTCATCTCTGCTAAGCCATTGGGGGCGGAGGTATTCTCCACCTCAGAGAAGAGTAGCATGATCGATTCCCTACTCAAGGCAAGGGGCGTTGTATCCGTTACACCGGAGTTTGTGGACCCCCTCTATTGTAATATTCAACTGAATGTCAATGTCCATTATAACAAAAACATCGTCTCTAGAACTGTTGGTGAAATCGAAACTTCTGTGAGGAATGTGATCGCGAATTATGGCGCTGGTCTCAATAAGTTCGAAGGTGTATTCAGGCATTCAAGGCTCTCCAGTGAGATTTACTCCGCCGATAGAAGTATAACAAGCATATCTTTCGTCCCGATTATACGGTCACCAATTACTGTTGTTACTGGAATCGGCGCTAGGTATACCAGAATCACCGGAAACCCGATTGAGCCCGGTACCGTCTATTCCACCCGCTTCCTAATTCCGGGTTCTGCCCTCAGGCACTACCTCAAGGACAACATTGGGGTCATGGAACTATATTCGGAAGATTCCTTCGGTAACGCATCCTATATCAGTGATGTTGGCAAAATTGACTATTCTTCTGGCTCTTGGGATATCCCTAAGCTGAATATAAGTAGCGTTTGGGACCCACAATTCGAAGTGGTGTTCACACCAAAGAGCAATGATATAATCAGCTCCAGAAATATCATCGTCACAATTCGCCCCGATCTGGTAAAAGTCGTGACGATTGAAGACGCGCTTGCCCAGGGCGAAGGGAGTGGCTTTCTGTTCTCCCCAGTAAGATGAATCTACAACAACTACTGACAACAAATCTCTTCCCCGAATTTTATCGGGAAGAGTATCCACAGATAGTAGAATTCGTAAAGTCCTACTATCAGTTCCTCGAGACGACCTATTCCGGAAAACTCGGCGGGATTCGTGACATTGACGAATCCATGGATCTGTTTACCGATTCCCTCAGGGAAGAATTCGCAAAGGAAGTCCCACAGTTCGGTAGAATGTCGGATAAGGAATTCCTGATCTTCGCAAAGGAATTCTACGCCTCCAGGGGCAGCGAGGGTAGCTACAAATTTCTTTTCCGAGCGATGTTCGGAAAAGAAATCGAAGTATTCCACCCATCTACAGTAGTACTCCGAGCATCTGATGGTCGCTGGGAACAGGACGTGTCGATCCGCATCGCACTAACGGGTGGTGATGCCACCGACGTGATCAATCAGACTATCACAGCAAGGGATACTTCTGGCAAAAAAGTTCAGTTCTTGGTTCGTGGTGCAAAGAACATTTCTGGAAATCAGTGGGAATTGTTGATTGATAGATTCTTCTCTGGGAACATTGCGGTCGATGATACAGTCGAGTATCAGACTTTTTCTGGAGTGGTTCTATCTGGCGCCTCTACGATCACGATACTCTCCGCAGGGGGAAACGCCAAATCAGGGGAATTCTTCGAGGTAAACAGTGGTAGTAGAATTCTCCGATTCCGCATTTCCAAGCGGCTAGCGGGCGTGCCAAAGAAGGTGGAGATCATCTACGCAGATGGGTTATTCCCTGGGGTAAATTATGCCCTGGTGACCCACGGGACCAGAACACCAGATTACTTCGGACCGTCGTTGCCAGCTGGTCCGTTTGGTGCAAACCAATCGCTACTCTTGGTCGAGAGCGGACCCACCCTTCGATACCCAGGCTACTATTCTAGCTCTTCTGGGTTCTTGTCAGATATCAATAAACTACAGGATAGTAGCTACTATCAGAGTTTCAGTTACGTAATCAAGCTGGATGAGCAGCTCAGTGCGTACAAGAATGCAGTTAAGAAACTGCTACATCCATCTGGCTTCGCTCTCTGGGCGGACTTCGAAATAAAGAACGAGATAAAGCTGGATGTCGATCTGGTTCGTTCGCTGAAGGGTATCATCCACTTCCTCTCTTTCGAGGATGAGATCACAATTCAGGAACGTAGTTGGCTTGATGTACACAAGCCATTCTCAGATCAGGTATCTACATCAGATCGGATGTCCACCTCGATCGGGAAGGCATTTGCCGACACTATTGGCGTGAGTGATTCTGGGTCATTAAATATTATTTTTAGCCAGGATTATGTAAGCGTGGATTATTTACTGGATCCCACCGAGCTACCATATCTGCAAGGCTCAGGTTTAATAACGAGGTCATTCTGATGTTCAAAGAAATCATGAAAATTCGCGGCGATGTTTCGGTGTATCTAAATGGCTCACTGGTTCGGGAAGTCAACAACCTCGTGGTCGACTCCGGAAAAAATCTAATCATGGGGCGACTGACTAACACGGACTCTGCCGTCATGAGTCACTTGGCGCTTGGCACAGGCGCAACTGCTGCGTCTGTTGATCAGATAGCATTGCTAGCAGAAGTTTCTAGGAGAACGCTCACCAGTGTGGTTCACTCTTCCAACACTGTCACCTACACAGCTTCGTTTCCCCCCGGTGTTGCTACTGCTACACTGACAGAGGCAGGAATCTTCAACAATCCTGCTGGCGGCACTATGTTGGCCAGAGTAACATTCGGGGTCTTGACCAAGGGCCCAGACGATAGTGTCGTTGTTTCTTGGGTAATCACACTGGTATAACTCATGCCATCGATTATAAAAAAAGCAGCAAAACGATCCGTCATAGAGTCTATTCTCAGTGAGATATCCTCTGGCTCAGCAAGGTATTACTACTACCTCGGAAAGATCGTCGGCGAGGGAGTAGAAGACCCGAGCTCTTCCGTTCAGTATGAGAACCTAGTTCGGAACGACATGGTGTTTCTCAAGAGAATCTCCGTTGCCGATGTCTGTCCTGTTGTTGCCCGGAGGGACTGGACTTCCGGCACAGTGTACACCCCGTATGATGTGACCACAGATGATACTCCAGGTGCAGATTACGTAACCACCAATAACTTCAACGTCTACTACTGCCTGTCGAATGGCCATGGTAGCCTATCGACGGTTACTCCGACTGGTTCTTCTGCAGATTCGTTCGACACCCCAGATGGGTATCGATGGAAATTCCTATACAACATACCTCTCGCCCTTCGGAACAAGTTCCTAACATCCGAATACATCCCAGTGGCCTCCTCGTTACAGACCAGGTACTTCAGTCAGGGCGGGATAGAATCGGTGACCATCAACGCATCTGGCTCTGGCTACGCCGCTGAGCCCGGGGTGTCGATCGTGGGCGACGGTGTCGATGCTGTCATTGAGGCAACGGTATCTGGTGGAAAGGTCGTAGATCTGACCATCGTAAACCCCGGTTATGGATACACCGTTGCTGAGTTGAGCATCTCCGGATTTGGAACTGGAGCAGCAGCTACCGCAAATCTTTCTGTTGGTGATGCAACATCGCCACAGGCTATCGTCGAGATGCTCTCCGTCCCAGGGAGAATCGAGTCGGCTCAAGTAATCAACGGTGGCTCGGGGTATTCCTTTGCCAACGTCAATATCATCGGGGATGGAACCGGCGCAGCGGCGGTGGCTGTTCTGGAGTCTGGCGCGCTTCGTAGAATTCGTATCACATCCCCCGGATCGGGTTACACCTTCGCCACAGCAACGATCGTTGGGAATGGTTCTGGGGCAACAGCTCGTGTAAACTACTCCTCGATGCAGGGTCTCGGTAAGAATTCCCTGGTCGACTTGAATGCGTCAGATTTGATGTTCTACACCTCGATGCAGATGGACAAATATGGTGGTATTTCTATCGAAAACGACTACCGTCAGTTTGGGATCATCAAGAACCCAAGAACTTTAGAGGGTGGATCATTCATCAACGATCCGATCAATGCCCAAGATTACGTTGCGCTCGGGATATTCAATCCACTGGATTTCCAGATCGGCCAGAAGGTCACGAATGGCCTGGTTACTGGAACTATCGTGTCAGTCGTCGTTGGCTCTGAATTCAATGGCCTGATCGTCAACACGAATGGAGTACCCGTGGCAACCGGATCCGTGTTGGCTCGTGTGACCGATGGGTCAAAGAATTTCGTGGTTGCTACGTCTATCAAGAAGAGCTTCGTCGAAGCTTCTATAGGTTGCACATGCTACGTTGCTTATGGGTCATTCACATCAATCAATTACGAGCCGGATCTGACTATATTGCTGAATGGGTCAGAGGAGTTCGTGGTCGTATCAGTGGAATCCGATAGATTGCTACTTTTACCAAGGGGCAGAGGGGTTATTGCTCCTGGTGATACTCTGGTCAAGAAGAATACCTCGATATCTTTCACGGTTACATCAGTGGTTCCACCGAATTTCGACAAGGCATCCGGTGATATTCTCCTGATAGATAATAGAACACCATTCAACCAAACAGAAGAACAGACAGTTACATTCAGGACTGTCTTCAAGACATAAAGAGGAAACTCGATGCCATTAGATTTTTCTATCGACCCATACTTCGATGACTTCGACTCGACCAAGGGTCATCATCGAATTCTGTTCAAGCCGGGTGTTGCCGTTCAATCCAGGGAACTGACGCAGATCCAGACACTGCTGCAGAATCAGGTCAAGAACTTCGGTGATCATGTATTCAAGAATGGTAGCGTCGTTATTCCCGGCACGAGTTCTATCGATCTGTCCGTCCCATTCATCAAGGTAGCTACCACAATCACATCGGTAGCTGGTCTGGTTGGCAGCAAAATCACCAACGTCAGTGGCGTTCGGGCGATCATCAAAGCAGTGGAGCCCTCGGGAACCGACCCCCTCACATTCTACCTCGCATACATCTCTGGTGATGCAGGGGGCAACGTGACTTTCTTGGACGACGAGCCCCTAACCATCGTCGAAACTGGCGTTGCAATCCAGACAGTGGAGACCAATGCTACCGGTGTTGGTTCCATCGCGTCGATCAACCCGGGCGTATACTATATCAATGGATATTTTGTATATGTAGAACAACAAACCGCGGTGATCTCGAAATACACCAATACTCCGAGCTGCCACATTCTCCTGAAGATCACCGAATCCATCGTGAGTTCTGATGACGATACCACGTTGCTGGATCCATCCAATGGAACTTTTAACTTTGCTGCCCCCGGCGCAGATCGTTACACAATATCCCTGGATCTTACCAAGATCGACCTGGATACCCCAATCACGGATGATTACATCGAATTAGCGAGGGTCAAGGGTGGTGTGATCCAAGAACACTTTAAGAACCCTCGGTATTCTGAGCTGGAGAAATCCCTGGCCAGAAGGACATTCGATGAGTCCGGCAACTACGTATCTTCCGGTTTCGATATCAAGCTCCGTGAACACAAACTGGAAGAGAACAATGGTGGCTTAATCACCTCTGGTGATAAGGGTAATTTCGTCGCACAGATAACCCCCGGCAAGGCATACGTGTCTGGCTTCGAAGTGGTCAATTCCTACCTATACGATATTATCATCGAGAAGGCAAGGAGCGCCGAGCACATCAAGGAAAAGGATCTATTCCTTAAGCCAGAATACGGTCAGTATATCATTATCAGTGATATCATGGGTGGGTTCAATACTCTGACCAGGGAATCGTTCACTCTTTATAACGATAACGATCCGACCAACGCATCCGCAACTGTCGTCGGAACTGGTAGAGTTCTTGCAGTCGATTACCTGGCGGGGGATGTGGGCGCTGGCACCGACATCTACAAGATGTGGTTTGACAATCTGGAGCTGTCTCCTGGTGCCACGATCGACCGGGCGGGTGGCATTCGCTTCTCCAACTCTGCCACCAGAACAGCATTCGTGATCAGTCTGCTGAACACCCCGATTACTTCTGGGAGTTTTATCAACGGTGAAATCGTCAACCACACCAGCGGTAGGACGGGGACAGTAAAACTCTGGAATCCCCTGACTTCCAGCCTCTACGTCTTCAGGCACAGTCACACAGCCGAGTCGCCGAGTCTCGGCGATCGGATCGTCGGCGCTACATCTACGGTCGCCTCCAATATTCTTTCCAGGAGTATGTTGGTATCGGTCGGGCAGACCGGAATGGTGTTCTCCTTGCCGGAAAGGGTCCCCGCTTCTCTGAAGAACTCGACCCTAAACTACTCTGACCTATCATACACTGTTCAGAAATATCTAGTCATCACCACTGATGCCACGGGTGCAGGATCGGCGACAATCTCTTCTGGTTCGTTCGATCCGATCGAGGTTGGGACGTTCGCTGCATTCGGAACAACAGGAACCATTCCCAATAGCAGATTCTCCGTTACTGGTGGTAATACCCTGAGCATATCGGCGGGGTCTCCCGTGAACGCAACCATCTCCATTTACGCAAACGTGACCAAGAATGGCGTTCAGCCAAAGAGCAAGAACAGAACGGTGTTGGTTGAAAATCTACCATTCGCGAATTCTATCCAACTGAAGAAGTGTGATGTTGTCCGGATCGTCTCGGTTGTTCAGATTTCCCCTGCTATCGACTTCACACCGAGTTTTGATCTACGGACCAACCAGACAGATTATTCCTATGGTAGAAGCTCCATCGAGTTAATCCCAGGAATGGCAGCCCCATCTGGAAATGTGCGGATCACATACGAGTACATGGAACACAGCTTGTCTGGGGACTTCTTCTGTGTGGATTCTTACGACAACATTTCCAATCCAGATTTCATGGATGGGGATTTCAAATTCCTGAGCCCGACAACTGGCAATGAATTTGACCTGCTGACTTGCATCGATTTCCGTCCGACTGAGGGCGAAGATGGCACGATGACTGGCGTAAATGCAAGAACAAACGACACGCTCGTTTCTTCATCGAACTTCAATAGCAAGATCAAATTCTTCGTTCCCAGAAGAGATCTGATTGCGGTTTCCCCGATCGGAAACATCGTTCTTATTGGTGGTAGGCCATCGGAAGGGGCTGGTCTGCCCACTGCGCCTTCGGACTACATGCCGTTGGCTCATTTGTTTGTACCACCTTACACCAAGAATATCGATTCGATCTCCTCGACTAGGTACAAAGTCGACGGTTACACCATGTCGGAAATTGCCGAGGTAGTCTCTAGGGTCGAAAGACTCGAAGATTACGTGACAATGAGTGAAGAAGAAACTGCTCTGATAAATTATGAGGTGATAGATTCCAGGACTGGATTATCCAGATTCAAGACTGGTATCTATGCAGAGAATTTCACCAGACCACTTGGCGTTGCTGATACTCTCAATGCAGATTATTCTGCGACATTCTTCAGAGATGGATTGTCGCCAGCAATCGAACAGAAATCATCGGAGATGCAATTCCTGCCCAACTCGAGTGGGTTCATAAATAAAAATGGTTGGTTGATGATAAATTACACGGAAGAGACTTTCATCAATCAGCCAATCAGTTCCAAGGTAACCAACCTGAATCCGTTCCTTGTGATCAAGTGGTCCGGTTCGCTCACTTCCATCCCATCCAGAGATACTTGGGTAGAGGTTCGGGATTTACCAACCATATTCAACAGCAGCACGGAAGTCAACACAGTGACACGATTTGTGACATCTCCAGCACCAGCCCCGGCACCAGCTAGAGTTGTTACACCGACCGCGCTGGCACTGACCAGTGCAGCAGCGCCGCCCAGGAGCCCGGCGTTTTGGATGGCGCTGATCTTCAACAGGTAACGAATCTTTAACGGCGTAAAACACAACAATGGCAACAAGAATCGCTAGAAACAGATCATTGGTTCGACAAGAATCTATCCAGTTCATTCGCGCTCAGAAGATCCGATTGAACCTGACGTCGGCCCGACCAAACACCAGGATGTTTGTATTCTTCGGTGACCTGAATGCCACCAATGATTGTTACCCAGTAGGGTCACCAAAGGGAACACCCATAGTGACTAACGTTGCTGGTGAAGTTTCGATTGAATTCGATATTCTACCTGGCATTCACTCAACTGGGGCAAAGAGAATCGTCGTTGCTGATACGAATTCCCTTGCTTCTCTGACAATCAATGGCTCGGTATTCGGGTCTGCGGAAGTTGTATTCACTGCAGAGGGGACTCTTCAGATATTCCAGGACACTGAGACGTCCATTCAAACTATCACTCAGGTCGTAACAGTGATGGTGGATCCACCGGCGCCCCCGCCACCACCACCCCCGCCGCCGCCACCGCCGCCACCCCCTCGGGCGGCGGCAGGGATCCACTTGCCCAATCGTTCTTCACCTTCGGAATAGAGGGT